TACTATAAACCTTATAACGACGGGTTTTATGGGATTTCGGGTCCCTAATGGGTCCCTAAAATCACATTGCACTTATAATCTGTGTTGCTTTTTCATCTTCTTCTTTATAAGTTTCTTCAAGTAAATGTGAATAAACTTCTGTGGTTACAGATATATTTTTGTGTCCTAGCCTTTTCGAAATGTAATATATAGAAATGCCTTTGGCTAATAAATATGAACAGTGAGTATGACGTAATGCATGTGAAGTTATTTCTTTGATACCTAGATTGTTACAATATACTTTCAATCGTTTGTTAACCGCATTGTTTGTCAATTCTCCAAATACAGTACCGTCGATAGTTCTAGGTAACTGATCAATTGATTTGATGATATGATTCATGTCTTTTTGACTAATAGATACATAACGAGGGGATGAATCTGTTTTATGCTCATCGATATATATTTCGCTTTTAACTTGATTGATATATTCGCGTTTTAGATTCAAAGCACCACTTATACGACAACCAGTACATATCATGATGAATAGTACAAGTGATGACGCATTATCTTTAGTCATCAAATGCTGTTTTAACGCTTCGTAGTCTTTTAGATTGATATATTTGCTATCTTCACTTTTATTTGGGTTATTAGCTTTATAACTCACTTTAAAAGTTGGGTTCTTAGATATAAGTCCCTCATATACTGCATCGTCTAAAGACGTTCTAATATAGCCGTTTAGTTTTCTAATTGATTCTTTAGAATGATTTTTAGAAAAGTCGTTTATAAAATCTTGATAGTGGTATCTTGAAATGTCTTTTAATTTCTTCTTACCAATAGGGTGGTTATTGATGTGTTCTATTGCAGAAGTATAAGACTTGTAAGTTTTAGCTGTTACGGTGGACTTTTTAAATGTTTCGCACCAGGTTTTGAAATAGTCGTATAACGTTAAATTAGGTTCGTACTCAATGCCTTGTTTTAACTCACTTAACTTATCTAACCCTGCAGAATTTGCCTCACGTTTCGTTCTGAAACCTTTCTTACGATATCGTTTGCCTTCATATTTAAATTCATATTGCCATTTTTTACCGTCATAACATCGTGTTTGCATGCTATCCCTCCTAAAAAGATAAAAAAATAATAAGGGTACTAGGTACCCTAATAGTTTAATTATCTAAGTTATCAATTGCATATTGAGCTTCTTCTGCGGTAAACTTCTCACCATAATCCGAAGTTAATTGATCATAAATAGCATCAGTAGACATATCTTGTTGCTCTGCATAATCTTTAGCCTTTTCTAGTGCGTTCTTTTTATAATCAACTTTTAGATTATCCACAGCGTATTGAGCTGCATCAGCAGGGAATTTTTCACCATAATCTGAAGTTAATTGCTCATAAATACCACTTTTAGACATATGCATCATTTCAGAATACGTCTCAGCTTTGTTTAATGCAGCTTTCTGTTCTCTAGTTGGTTTACTAGAAGTTTCTTCTTCTGTAGATTCTTCTTCTGTAGATTCATCAGTAGAATCTAAGTCATCGTTAGATTCTTCAAATGTGCTTTCTTCAGAAGTAGTCTCTTCTTCGGTATCTAATTCGTCATTAGATTCTTCTTTTGATTCAGAACTTTTCTCTTCAGTTGTTACTTCTTTCTTTGAAGATTCGTTATTTGATTCGGGTGAGCTTGTAAGATTGGTGATAGCTATTATAATAATTAAAACAGTAATTAAAATTTTAACCCAACGCTTCCAATCCATGTATTTCCACATTAGAAACAATCCTAAGGGGAAAATAAAGATTAGAGTTAAAATAGTAAACCATGTGGATTTATACCACTTCTTTTTTTCAGACATAAAAAATGTCCCCCTTTAATTAATATTTTCATATTTAAACACACGTAATGGTTCAAACTGAATTAAGTAAGTTCCATAATGTATGTAAATACCATGTTTATTTCTGTAATGTTCTAATATTTCTAATAAGTGTTCTTCACTTAATTGAACATACTCTGCTAGTTCATATAAGTTACTTACTCCATAGTTATGTGCCTCCACAATAATGCGTAGGGGAAGTGCTGCCTCGTACCCGTGACGCCTAGCGTAGTTTTCAAATTTGCGATTAATCCATTTAGACTGGTCTAATATGTTCCCATATGTAAGTTTGTGATGTGCTAATTCTTCGTATAACACTTCAGCTTTACGAGTTTCGGGTAAATTTTTATCTATAAGAATTACACCATCTTTATAAAAACCACTATATCCGTTAGGTAATGAATGAGTATCCCTTATTTTAATGTGTCCATTTTCTGCTAGTAATTGCTCATAACGTGACAATAAAATCAATCCCTTTATTTGTCTTCATTTTTGAATCTATCTATTAAACTCATAATATAGTCAACATCTTCTTGTTTTAATTCGCCTTCTAGATGTGCTGCTAGAGTTTGTGGTTCTTTTTGTTTCATTTCTTTAATTCCACTTAATTCATCCAATGAAATGTCAAAAAAATGCGCTAATGCACTCGCATGGTCCATAGAAGGACTTGATTCTCCTTTTTCCCAACGGTCAATGGAAGTTTTTGAAAATTTAACATTATAATTTTTATTAAGTCTGGTTGCTAATTCTTGTAAAGATAAATTTCTACTTTTTCTTAATGTTTTTAAATTCTTTTCGAAAGTTTCCATATCTTTTTTTCTCCTAAGTTCATATTTTACAAATATTATTATAATATTTGTATCCCGGAAACGCAACGATTATTTTGAACAAATTTACCGAAAACGGAATTTTTTCATTGACTTTGAATATATAGGCATGTAATATACTATGTGTAATCCCGAAAACGGGATAAAAGGAGGTGGAAGTATGGTACAACAAAAGCATACTAAACTCCGTTTGTATTTAGATAAACACGGTATAAAACATAAAGAAGTTGCAAAAGCTATGGGAATGACAACAAATAGATTTAGTCAGAAAATCAACAGAAATAAAAGTGACTTCACATTACAAGAGGCTAGTTTATTATGTTATATACTTGATTTAAATATGAATGAGTTTTTTTATAACCCTGATGTCCCGAAAACGGGAATTCATAAAATTTTAAGCTAAAGGAGACACTATGGAACAAATCACATTAACTAAACAAGAACTTGCTGAAATTGTTCAACAAGAAATAAGTAAAAGGTTAGACGGTAGAAAACGAATTAGTTCAGGTTCAATTTTTAACGAAGTCAAGATTGAACATACAGACTTTAATGAAATTAATAATCAGTTTGATTTCACAAAAGATTTAATCGAATCAAAAATCCTTGGATTAGGACACCCTTTATCCTTGAAGAAATATCAACACGGGCTAGGTTGTCACGAACATTACAAAGCATATGCTAGTGAAATACATGATCACATTAGAAAACTAACATTATCAGCATTCGGTGTGACACTTAACTCTGATTTAAGTGAGAAAGAATATGAAGAAGCAGCGAGAATGTATGAATTGATAAAAGGTTTCTATTTATATCAGTACCAAAGAAGAATTGAAAAATTAACTATCGATGATTTCGAATAAGGAGAAAATCAAATGCAAGATTTACAAGTAGTAGAACAAAACAATGAATTTTATGTAGACAGTAGAGAAGTAGCAGAAATGGTAGGAAAGCGACACGACCATTTAATCAGAGATATTAAAGGCTATATCGATGTTTTAGAGGAGAACCCAAATTTGGGGACACGTCAATTCTTTGAAGAAAGTACTTACATTACAAATCAAAATAAAGTTCAACCTTGCTACCTACTCACTAAAAAAGGTTGCGACATGGTAGCAAACAAAATGACTGGTTCAAAAGGTGTATTATTCACAGCAATGTATGTTGACGCATTCCATAAAATGGACGAACACATCAAACAGTCTCAACTGAATGTACCACAAACACCAATGCAAGCATTAGAAATGATGTTCAAGGTTCAAAAAGACCAAGAACAATTCAACCAAGAAATGAAACGTGAAATCACAGGTATTAGAAATATCGTAGGTATCGAAACTAAAAATTGGCGTAATGATACTAACAAAATGCTAGGTGCAATAGCACAACATTTAGGTGGCGGAGAGAAGCATCAGAAAGTAAGAATTGAGGCTTACAAGTTACTTGAAGAAAAAGGACGTTGCAAGCTAAAACAACGATTAAATAATCGCAAAGCAAAAATGCTTTCACAAGGTGCGACTAAGTCACAGATTAATAAACTTTCAAAATTAGATGTAATTACTGATGAACCAAGATTGATTGAAATTTATATTTCAGTGATTAAGAGTATGGCAATCAAATATGGCGTAGACGTAAGTCAATTTGAACTATAACCCACAATCGAACAAACAACTTAAAGGAGGAAACGGAATGAACGCACTATACAAAACAACCCTCCTCATCACAATGGCAGTTGTGACGTGGAAGGTTTGCAAAATTGAAATAAACACTAGGAAAACGACAATTAGTTACATCGATAAAAAAGATTTAAATACTAACCGTCATTTTGGGTTTTCTCGACATATTTTCTAGCGTGTTCAAACGCCATTAAATATACGGCAAACGCTTCGTCAAGCATTTCTTGTTCACTTTCATAATTACTCGGCTTGAATTCTTGAGTGCTTAAATAAGCATTTGCAAACTGTTGAGGGTCGAAATATATCTTAGACATTTATGTCACCTCACTTTCATTTGAAGATAACCAAATTATACACGAAAGGAGTATCTAAGATGACGCAAACTTTAACTGTAACTGTACCTATAACTATTCCAGAAGGCTACATTTTAGTCCCTACAAAAGAACATGAGGAATTACAAGAAATCGCGCTAGATCCAGTTTGGGACTTAAAAGAATTGAAACGCAAATTAAAAATGTCATCTGACGACACGATTAAAGATAGATTATTATTCAACCCAAAATTCGAAAAGTTACTTAAACAACAAGGTATCGCACATTATCCAGATGAAAGTTTAAATCGTTGGAGATTCAACGCAAGAAAGATGAATAAATTTCTCGAAGAACATTTTGAAGAAATTTATGGAAAGGGGAGATAAATATGAAATCAAACGATAAAACAGTTCTAATATCAGGAATGATGTTTAACGTAGTATTCTTCCTGCTCATGCTAGCAGAATTAGTGATAACTAAAGCGGCAGGAATTGGACTATTCGCAGCATTAGCAACTTATGTATTTTTCGACCAATGTTACTACAAAATAAAAGACTGAATGCTATCGGCAAATAGCAAACAGTCAGAGACTTTTAAAATTATATGTACTTAAAATTTACAACTAAATAAGGAGGTCGTCAAGTTGAAACATGAATTATTAAAAATTGCTAATGACTTAAACGCATTAATTATACACAGCAAAGAAAGTGTTGAATGTCAATTCGGAACAGGAATTTGTGATGACGAAGTAGTCCTATTCTTCTTTCATTACTCAGACGATTATAAAACAGATGTTAAGAACATTATGTTCGCTGAATTTCATACATCAGAAGAACTGCATGACAAATTCGAATTAGCTAAGAAAGTGATTAAAGGAGAGTGCTTGATTGATGAAAGAAACAACCAAAATCGAGTATCGCATACAAGATGAACATCATGGCTGGTGGCTTACAAATAAACCTAGATCACAAGATTTCGCAAATTACAACGGTATGCGAAGTAGAGCAGCAGTTATTAGTGGACTAGATGATATTGATATCGATTGGGAGAAACATGATATCGAAATAACAACTTACAAAATACAAGAAACACGCAAAAAAGTGAAAATGAAAGATTTGAAGGAGGTCAAAGCTGATGAGTGAAGAAAATCAAGAAGTAGATATTCTTAAACAACTTGGTGTAAAAGATATTGGTAAACAGAATGCTAACAAGTTTTACAAGTTCGCTATCTACGGAAAATTCGGTACAGGTAAAACAACTTTCTTAACTAAAGATGAGAACGCACTTGTACTTGATATTAACGAAGATGGAACGACAGTAGCTTCAAATGGTGCTGTGGTATCAATCGCTAATTACAATCATTTTGCAACAGTAGTTAAAAACTTACCACTCATTATTAAGCAGCTAAGAGATAACGGTAAAAAGATTGATGTAGTAGTGATTGAAACTATTCAGAAATTACGCGACATCACTATTCAAGACATCATGAATGGTAAAAATCGTAAACCTACTTTCAATGATTGGGGAGAATGTGCAACTCGAATAGTAAGTATTTATCGCTTTATCTCTAAGTTACAAGAACAACATCAATTCCACTTAGCAATAAGTGGTCATGAAGGTATCAATAAAGATAAAGATGACGAAGGTAGCACAATAAACCCAACTATAACGATTGAAGCACAGGATCAAATTCGGAAGGCAGTTGTCAGTCAATCTGATGTACTTGCAAGAATGACAATAGAAGAACACGAGCAAGAGGGTCAGAAAACGTATGAATATGTATTGAATGCTGAACCTTCCAGCTTATTTGAAACAAAGATAAGACATGCAAGTAACGTAACAATTAATGATAAACGATTTGTTAACCCTAGTATTACAGACGTAGTAGAAGTAATTAGAAACGGAAACTAAAAATTAATTAAAAGGACGGTAATCAAATATGAACTTCAATTTAAACTTACAAAATGCTCAAAAATTAGGTAACTATATGCAACCCGGTCAATACAGTGTGAAAGTAAAAAACTTCGATAGTAAAAATTCTAAAAACGGACATCCTCAATTTGTTATCACATTCACTCACAGAGAAGAAGGAGACTTCACTCATTATGCTAACGCTGATATGGAAAATGAGTTTGCTAAAAACTGGATCTACACATTCTTAGATGACTTAGATGTCCAAAGTGATAACGGAATGTTCAATTTCACGGAAAGAGATGTTATCGGTAAACCAATCAATATCGAATTAGAACGTAAATACAATGACTACACAGATAAATGGAATACTTCTTTAAAACGTGTTTGGAAATTTGACGGTACACCAGTATTTGAAAAATATGAAATTAAAGATAATCAAAAGAATAACAATAACGAACAACAAACAAGTAAACCTAATTTGAACAGTCCGAATAATCCATTCGCAAATGCTAATGGTCCAATTGATATTAGTGATGGAGACCTTCCGTTCTAATCGGAGTGATTTAAGTGCAGCAAATTATCAAGTATCAACAAAATAGCAAAGGTTTATACGATGTTGTTATTACCAACGTTGAGATACCTGAACAAGCTATCGATTTATTGAACTTAGGAAGACCTATTGATGTTGATTGTTCAGTGATAGATCCAAACTCTATCACTGGCAAGCAACGTAGGCTGATATTCGCATTGTGTAACGATATAGAAGCACATACGGGACAACCTAGAGATTATATGAGGCAAATGTTCCAAGACTATGTGAAGTTCTTATATGGATATGAACAACGAATTTCATTAGCTGATTGTACAAGAACGATTGCTAAACAAATTATAAATGTAATGTTCGAGTGGATATTCACTAATGGAATACCACTCAATTATAAAACAAGCGAAATGATGAAAGAAGATAAAAATTATCTCTATTGGGCAACCGTTACAAGACATTGTGTAATATGTGGTCAACCTAATTCAGACTTAGCACACCTAGAAACAGTAGGTAGAGGAATGAACAGGAATAAAATAAATCACTATGATAAACACGTTTTAGCGTTATGTCGTAAACATCATACAACGCAGCACCAAATGGGGATAGAAAGTTTTAATAAATACTATCAATTACAAAATAGTTGGATAAAAGTTGATGATAAATTAAATGCCATGCTGAAAGGAGAGAAAGCGAATGATAGATAGATTTGATGTAGGAGAGCGTATCAACAATAGAAGATCACGTTTAGGAATGACACAAAACGAATTAGCTAACAAAATTGGAATAACTAGATCAACAGTTCAGAAATGGGAGTCTGGCGTTCACCTACCTAAAAAAGAAACGATACCTAAAATAGCTAAATACCTAAATTATAACGAAAGATATCTGTTATATGGAGATGACAGTAATGAGTAATTTATTAATTGACGATTACCCGATACTTGTACTTCCTAAGTTAGCTACTGAAATAGGTTTGAATGAAGCAATTGTATTACAGCAAATGCACTACTGGTTAAAGAAAAGCAATCATAACTACGATGGTAGACGCTGGATATACAACAGTTACAAAGAATGGGAGCAGCACTTCCCGTTCTGGAGTAACGCAACGATCAGACGTACTATCTCAAGTTTAGAGAAACAAGAACTATTATTCGTAGGTAATTATAACAAGGCTGGTTTTGATAACACAAAGTGGTATTCAATTGATTATTTCAAACTTGAGGGAGTGAGCAAACGACTTGCTCAAAATGAGCAAACGACTTGCTCAAAACGAGCAGATGCAGTTGCTCAAAATGAGCAGACCAATACCAGAGACTACACAGAGATTACAACAGAGACTACTAACAATAATATATTGTCGGGGAACCCGACTGCGTCTCAAATACCTTATAAAGAAATTGTTGATTACCTCAATGAGAAAACTGGTAAAAACTTCAAGCATAAAACACCCAAAACAAGAAAGTTCATTGAAGCGAGATGGAACCAAGATTTTAGATTAGATGACTTCAAAAAGGTAATCGACATCAAAACTGATGAATGGTTGTACACAGATAGCGATAAGTATCTTCGACCTGAAACGTTATTTGGTACTAAATTTGAAAGTTATCTAAATCAAAAAACACAACCTAGTGGCATGGATCAACTAAATAGAATGAAGTATGACGAAAGTTATTGGGACTAGGAGTGATAAGACATGCAATCATTAGGAAGTTTAGCAAGGAATATCAAGCCTAATCAAAATATTGTAGAAGAAGAACATAATCTTAAATGTGAAAGATGTGGCAACACCTACGACTATTACAAATTTAGTAATGGTAAAGAATTTAGACATGGTTGCGATTGTTCAATGATACAAGCTGGTAAAGAAGCTGAACAACAGAGAAAGCAAAAGTATCTAAATCGCATCTTTAACCAATCTAATGTGAATGCGTCTTTACGTGGTGCAACAGTTAACAGTTACCAACCACAAAATGACCATCAAGTACATGCAAAGAGTACGGCTATTGAGTACGTGAAAGGTTTTTCGGTAGATGAACCTAAGTCATTAATACTACAAGGCTCATATGGTACTGGAAAAAGCCACCTAGCGTATGCCATAGCGAAGGCAATTAAGCAACAAGGATATTCGGTAGCATTCATGCACATTCCAATGTTAATGGAACGCATTAAAGCAACATACAATCGCAACGCTACTGAAACGACAGATGAATTAGTTCAGTTATTAAGTAGTATTGATTTGCTTGTACTTGATGATGTAGGTGTAGAAAACACTGAACACACATTAAACAAACTATTTTCAATTGTAGATAACAGAGTAGGTAAGAATAACATCTTTACTACTAACTTTAGTGACAAAGAATTAAATCAAAATATGAACTGGCAACGGATCAACTCACGCATGAAACAAAATGCAAGAACGGTTCGGGTGCTGGGAGATGATTTCAGAGGACGTGACGCATGGTGACGATAGACGACATCAAACTTAATCTTGAGTGTTCAGATGTGTATGCTCAGAAACTCATAGAATACGCACAGGGCGACCTAGACAAGTTGGAGGATATATACTTCCAGAAACTTGCAGAACGTCGTGCGAGGGAGGCTATGGTCGAATATGGGACTTAGAGAAAATCAACCTAACGCATATAGCCTATATGAAAGCGATGGTTGGGAAATGCTTAGGGTTCTACCTAGAGATGACGGCACTTTCTATCTTGCTAATAAAGGTGGAATGAGTGATAAGCATTTTAAAGCATTTGTGACTAAAGATGAGTTAGCAAAGATGAAACGTAAGCATAAATTATTTAGAAAAGAAGAATTACAACAGCAGACAACAATAGATGAATTCTTATTCTAGGAGTGACAACGTGCAGATAGAAATTAACTTTAACGAAACGTATGAGGCACCTATTGGCTCGCCTCGTCCACGTTTCAGAAATACAGGTAGATTTGTTCAAACGTACATGCCAACGTCTTATACAAAGCATAAGGACTTCATAAGAGAGCAGATGCCAAACGCATTACTCGATGGAAAATTGAAAGTGACATTATCGTTTTACTTCAAGGCACCAAAAAGCTGGAGTAATCGTAAAAAGTTATTAGCAATTGGACAGTACAAACATACTAAACCAGATATAGATAACTTAATCAAAACTGTGTTAGATGCAGCGAACGATCACCTATGGAAAGACGATAATCAAATCGTTGAGATACACAGTTTTAAGCAATATGCAGAGGAACCGAAAATTATTTTAGAAGTGGAGGAAGTGTAATGCAGGAAGAAACACTAAAACTCACATTCGATTTAACTGTGGAAGTGGAACAACCTATTTGGATAAACAAACATGCAGATAGAGAAAACTATATCGAACATTACTCTAATAGATATAAAAATGACCCTGACAATTTACTCGATAATATCAAAAATATTACTGACGTTAGTGTCAGTTACGCAGATTGGAAGTGACACCATGACGAAAGTGAATTTAAACGGTAAACGTTACAGATTATGTGATGTATACAAATATTTTGATGTATCAGATAGTACGGTTCGTAAGAGATATAAAGAAGGCCTACGTGGTCCAGAACTATTATATGGCAAAGGAGTATATCAGTATCGTGATTAATGAAGAACAACGATTAAGTAATAAAGAGCAATACGGTAGATTATCAGAAAGAGAATACCAACAGCTTATGTATATCAGAGCAGAACACGAAAGAGCGTTGAAACGTAAACGACGAAACGAGCGTATTGCAAGAGCAAGACGTTCACAAGAATTAGTAGCTAGCCACAGAGTGAGTAGCAAGTGGTTTAGATACTTAGCAGAGAACGACATATTTCCAAAGGTAAGGGGATAGGCAGATGGAGAACATGAGAATAATAGATCTTAAAATAGACGACATTGTACAGTTCCAAGCAAATTTTAAAAATATTAAAGCAATGCAAACCGCAATTGTTAATCGTGTGTACGAAGAAGACAAAGGACTAAAAACAATTTGGAAAGCAGAAGTAGAAAATCAAGCTGGCTATAAATTCACACTTACTGATAACGATGACTTCGTGAAAGTGAATGAGCCTTTCACTCGTAAGATTAAATACTCAGGAGATGCAGAAATGAAAATAGATGTAGTAGATAAAATTACAGGCTCAAAATTTACAACAGACGTAGAAGAACGAGAAGTTGATATTTCTAGTAACACTCCTTTTTATAAAGAAGAACAAGACAATAATATACCTGACCATTATAAAGGTAGTGAAAATATAGATGTTATCGACTTCTTGTATCAACAATTACCATTCGAACAGTTCAAAGGCTTTATGAAAGGTAATATGATTAAATATCCAGTTCGTGCAGGTCGAAAAGATGATGAGCTAGCAGATTTCAAAAAAGCTAGAGATTATGCAGATAGATTGATTGAAAAAATGGAGGCCGAACAATGATCTATTTAGGTGGTGACATGCTTAGTATAGGACAACAAATGCGTCGTGAGTGGGAGAAACAAGAGTTACAGCGATTAGGCTTTAAAGTGTACGCACCACATGACGATAAGGATATCAATGACAAAGCTAATGCTGAGCAAGATAAATTAGCGGAACGTATTGTGTTTAATGACACATTAGGCATGGAAACAAGCGATGTCATGATATTCGACTACTTACCACATGCACAAGGGACAATTTGCGAAATGGGGTATGCACAGCACCTCAAAAGAGCAAGTGAGAAGGATATTAAGATTTATGTTCAATGCACTGACATTAGACAAGGGACAGGACATATTTCAGATGAACAAGATCGTGCAGAGTTCAGTATCAATCAATATGTGTATGGCGTAATCATGGATCTAACAGATGGTCGAGGTATCCAAACGTTTGATGAGATATGTGAGGAATTAATCTCATGATACTTAGCGATACAATCAACCAACGCTATCGCTATGCTACACAAGGCAAGACACCTACACAGATACAACAGGAATTACGCAAGCTAGGTGTCAACGGCTTTGTGGTTAAGGTAGCAGGAAGTAGAGTGACGATGTTGGTAAGTGAGAACGATATTAAAAGGAATAGGGAGTGTTTGAGATGATTAAAATATATAAAAACGATAATGACGAATTAGAATGCCATGTTAAATATGATGGTTATGACTTTAAATTTCAATGTATTAGAGATGGTTTTTCTAGTGCAGTTTTTGAAGGTAGTAATACAGAAGAATATAGATTATTTGAAAGTAATATCGATATTGATGACGAAATTTTAAGTGGCATACAAAATATTATGTTTGAAATAACTAGAGTATTTAACTGGCGAGACGGTTGGGAGGGCGAGTAAATGGCAGGAATAACTAAGGAACAAGTATTAGAATTCATTAGAAACAATGACTTAGATTGGGATGAAAGTTATCCACGTAGTGACTGGTGGAAGTTCAGAAATGAACGTGACGCTTACAAGAAACAACGTGATGAACTCATCAATGATATGGCAGAAGTGAAAAGGAAGGCAGAGGCGTGGATAGATTTAAAGAAAGAAATGATCGAAATGTATCCAGTGTTAGTAATTGATGTTGAAACGACTAGTGGTGAATGCGAAAAAGGCATGTTGTATCAATTAGGTAAGCATTTAAAACGCATGGATGAACTCGATGGGACGCATGAGTTCCAAAATTTATTAAGTGATTTGGAGGAACAATAAATGGGAATTTTACCAATTAAATTATTATCAGAAAAGGCAATCTTGCCAACGAGAGTAAATCCAACAGATAGTGGATTAGATTTATATGTCGCAGAAGATACAACAATTCCAGCACATAGTACAGTCGTAGTACCAACACACATTGCAATTGATTTAGCATATGGATATGAGGCGCAAGTGAGACCACGTTCAGGTAATTCACTTAAAACTAAGTTACGTGTAGCGTTAGGTACAATTGATCATACGTATAACAAAGAAATTGGAATTATCACAGACAATATCGGTGATGAGGCAATCGTAGTTAAAGCAGGCACACGTTTAGCACAGTTGGTTGTTACACCAGTGATGCTACCTGAGCCAACGGAGGTTCAAGAGTTTGATGAAATATCAGAACGTGGAGCATACGGAAGTACGGGAGAGTAATTCTAAACATGTCGAAATCGACCATGTTAAAAAAGACATTTTAGAAAAAATAAAAGAGGTGCTGGGGAAGTGAAAAAGTTTGAACAACCGACTATAAAAATATTAAAAAGATTATTTGACGGAAAAGATGAAACTAATATTCATATAAATCGTCTGAACAAAGTAGATTATGAAGTTATTGAAATGATAACTAATCATAAACTTTCAGAAACTCATACAAGAAATCAACATTTCAGAGATGTAGTGACTTTGAAATTTAAAAAGAAAGAGTAAAGAGGTGCTGGGGAAGTGACACAGTATTCTAAAGTGTATTTGAAAAAGAACCATCATAAAAGAGGTATCAAATTAGGTGAAGTTGTAAAAGGTTCTAGTTGGTTAGAAATGACCGAACAGCTACCTAAGTTGAAAGAATTACCTACAACACCTTATTTAAGATTTTGGGAAGTAGATGATGAACTTCATATAGATTACGGTTCACATAGAGCGTTAATAATTGTTAAGGAGTGAGTAGAAATAGAAGAGTTTTACATCATGATTTTCATTGGACTTGCGTACGGGGTTTTTAGTGCAGTGTTTGATAAATATATAGAAACTGATAAAGCGAAGCATGAAGCCATTTATAAAATAATATTGTTATTCATTCTTATTACAACGACAGGGTTGGCACTAAAATATCATTTGTTATCTACCTTGATGGTGTTATTGGCATTTATGTTTATAGACAAAATTAAAATGTTTCTTAAGGAGTGATACCGTGACACAATACCTAATCAGAGAATTCACAGATAGCACAGGTCATGCGCATGTAAATGTAGAACAACCTAGAGAGAATGAACACATACGTGTAGTAGAAGCAGAAAGTAAAGAAGAAGCTGAAAAGAAAGCAAAGTGTATATTAAGTCAGCACGATAGATTACAACTTAGAAAATTATATCGTTTGCAAGACTTATTGGGATAAGGAGTGAACAGAATGAAAAGTAGTGAAGAAGTAGTCGAAAAATTAAAAAGTGTAATTAGCGATATTGAAGAATCAATGCAGGAAGATTCAATAACACTTACTTATAAATCAGCATTGGAACACGTTATAGAATATATCGAACATGGAGATGATGTAGATGTTTAAACGCATACTAAAAATATGGTTCATTATCGGAATGTATGAACTAAGCAAATATCTAACTAACGAACTTATCGTTAAGTTGCAGAGCGAAGATGATGTGGAAGTGCCTAAAGATTTTAATGAGTATGATCATACCCATTTGAATGATGAGGTGAGTAGGTAATGAGTTTACCAATTCATCAAGAATATGTAATAGAAACTAAAGACGGGGATTTCTATGAGGAAGAAGTGCAATTATACGCTGATAATAAACCGGTAACAACTACATTGAAGGTTACACGTTATATTAAAGACGCTGAAAGATTTTCAAGTCTTGATATAGCTAATGACATTGCATATGCATATGACTTCAAAGTATTAGCACTTAATACTTATTTGGAGGAGATAAATTAATATGTGGATTATCATATCAATACTATTAGCTATTGTATGCCTCGTCTCTCTAGGTGTGCAGCGTGAACAACGTAAGGAGATAGAGGCACATAAGTATGCTAATGAATTATTGTTGCACAACATTAAAGAATGTATGGAAGATAAGTATAAGTAATGGAGGTAGCGCATGAACTTAGGCAAGACGGACATACCAAAGCTAGAAGAGTACTGGGAGAAGTATGAAGATATGAAAGGGCAATTGGTATTCAGAAGATATGAGCTACTATATCAACCAACAGATACTAATCACGGTGGTGGTAAGAGTAACTTACCATCAAGTCCAGTAGAGAATGAGGTCACTAAGCTACACAGTGATTTAAAGTACAACAACCTACAAGCAATCATACAAGCTATTGAAGATGTATATAAGAATGCTACACAAGAACAAAAGCTTATAGTTAATTATAGATATTGGGAAAAAGACTTAACAGTTTATGAATGGCCAGACATTGCACATGAGTTAACAAAGGCTAGAGAAGATAACAAAGTAATTAGTAGAGATGCAACGTTGCGTATGCGTAACCAACTAATGAGAGAGACAGCTAAACGAATTGGTTGGGTAAGCTTTGACTAAGCGCACTTCCGACATACTAGAAGTGCGGGTTGTCAATAGGATATTATAGTAGTATCAAATAGTATATAAACTACAGGCACATCACTTAGTGGTGTGTCTTTTATACGCACCTATCTTAACACCCCACAGAATAAAGACGCACATATTAAAAGGCACTACTTATTAAGGTGGGGATTAAAGGTCATACTATTTAAGGTCATCACCTTTAGTGTGTGACAGACAGAACAATAAACATTCATTTATGAATCAAAAGTTTTCATTAGTTTAAGAGATTAATTGAAACATTAAATAATAAACGAAAATAAAGATTGTTTGTTGTTTTAACAATTGAATATTAAAAGAATTGTTTTGTTAATCATAAAAATTATTAGATCGATTTACATTTGATTAATGAAACAAATTCTGAAGTGAAAGACAAAATGATTTGAGATTACGATTTCTTATTTCGTTCTGTCTTTCTTTTTATTCTTAAATTGATTTGAGTTTCTTTATTAAGAAATGAAAGAACAAAAGTTAATTGAAAGAAGTTGAAATGAATTTGAGTAATTTCAAAGTTCCAAAAGTTAGATTAGGAAACAGAACTTATAGTCAAAGCGAGCTACAAGACTATAGGAAAGCCAATACACAAAGGTATAACCAAGAGGTTAGACACAATAGACACAATAGGAAGTACACAGCGTTCTACCAAAGTACACAGTGGCGTAAGTTACGTAAGCAAGTATTATTACGTGATAACTACTTGTGTCAACACTGTTTAAGTAAAGGAATAGTGAATGACAAAGATTTGATTGTTCACCACAAAGTAGAATTGAAGAAAGACTGGGATAAAAGGTTGGATATGAATAATTTGGAGGTGGTGTGTTTTAGCTGCCATAACAAAATTCACGGCAAATAATTTTTTGAAGTTTTAATTTTTTGAAAAATATTTTTTTGAAAAAATAATTTTTGCGGGGCTTCGATTACCCCCCACGATTTATTTTTTGATGATTTAACGAGCCGGCCTCAATTTCAACCAAATTCCCAAAACTTAATGTTGTAATTTTACAAAAGGAGGTGGTCAGATGGCTAGACCACGTAAATTGAACCCACAAAAGCAAGGACACCGCACTAAGGAAGAATTGCAAGAAGCTGAAAACGTAGAAAATGGTCTTTATGAGTTTGATCAGATTGATGTAGAGAACTTACCAGAAGATTTAACCGAAGGTGCAGCTAAAGAATGGTTGCGAGTTGTCCCTCTTTTACATCAATTACCAATTGCTGGACTAGATTATGGTTTAATTAAGAAATATTGCCAGTTAGTCGACATTAGTGACGAAGCATATCAAGAAATGCAACAAGTTGGAACGTATCAACCAGATAACCACCGAAAAACTGGACCATATGTCACATTCATGGATACGACAAGAGAAATTATTAGTATATGTGGCAAGTTGGGAATGACAATTGATAGTCGTATGCGTTTAGTTGTACCTGTTGAAAAGGATAAAGCAAAATCGGTTTACGATGAATTTGGTGTTGATGAAGATGACTAACGTTAAAATACCTAAAGCGTACGAAGAACTACTAAATATACCTAATGATTTGAGAGATGATGCATACAAATACTGCGTTATGGTTTTATCTGGTGCGTATATCACATGCAAAAACACTAGACTTGCTTGTATTCGTCATTTAAAGGACATTCACAGGGCAATAAATAATTCTGAATGGAATTATACCTATAAACCTAAACGCGCTAAAAAAGTTATTAAATTTATGGAGACACTACCTGATACAAAAGGTAAAATTCATAAACTAACTTTATTTCAAAAATTCATAGTTGCTTGTGTTAGAGGTTGGTTTACTAAAGATAAAGATATGTTGAGATTTAAAAAAGCGTTTATCTCAATGGCAAGAAAAGGAGGAAAATCGCTTTTAGTAAGTGGGCTTGTTCTTTATTCATTTTTATTCGATAGAGAACCAGCAGAAGGTAGACAAATCTTTTGTGCAGCTAATGATAAGAAACAAGCAAGCGTTGTATTCAACATGGTAACTAAACAACTTATGCATTTAGTATCAAAAGTGCCAGAGTTAAAAAAAGACGTAAAAAAAGTGCGCGAATTGCTTAATAACTTGCGTGACGATTCTTTCGTTATGCCACTTTCACGTGATACAAGTGCAGTTGATGGCTTCGAACCATTCCTAGCTGTTATTGATGAATATCATGCAGCAAAGACGGACGAAATGGTAGAGCTAATCCAATCTGGTCAAGGTAACTTATACCAATCGCTTATATTTATCATCAGTACCGCAGGATTTAACTTAAATTCTCCAATGTTTACAAATGAATGGCCTTATGCCAAAGATATTTTAGCTGAAATTTATGATGACCCAGAATACTTTGCAATTATCTATGAGCAAGATTCAGAAGATGAATGGCAAGATAAAACTACATGGGCTAAATCTAATCCGTTAATTAATGAATCAGACGACTTGAAAGAACAAATTGAAGAATACTTAGAAAAACGTGTAGCAGAAGCCAACAAAAAAGGATCTATGTTCAAAGTCCTTGTTAAAAACTTTAATTATTGGTTGCAAGCAAGTACAGAATCTTACTTAGATTTCAATGACTGGAAAAAGAACGAGAGTGACTTTGATATATATGGTTCTAAAACTTATATCGGTTTAGACTTATCGCGTGCTGATGACTTAACCGCAGTATCATTTATTCATCTTGATGAAGATAATCAAGAATATTATGTAACCAGTCATTCATTTGTCGCTACTAAAGGCGGATTAGATGGCAAGATTGATAGAGATTTTATTGATTACAGACAACTTGCAGAAAATGGTTATTGTACGATTACTGATTTACAAAGTGGAATTATCAATACTGACCAAGTTTTAAATTACATCGAGAATTATATCGACCGATATAAATTAGATGTACAAGCGCTTTGTTATGATCCTTACTCAATACATGGTGTTATTGCAGAAATTGAACGTAGAGATTGGCCTTACGATTTAGTGGAAATCAGACAAGGACCGCAAACGTTATCTAATCCAATACTAGATTTTAGATTGAAAGTAATTAACAGTGACATCAAACATCATAAAAACCCGTTACTAGACATTGCAATAAAAAATGCAGTAGCTAAAGATACTAACGACTCATTGATGATTGAAAAGAAAATGAACAGAGAAAAGATAGATCCACTCATGTCGACCATTTTTGCTTATGTGATGGCTTGTGAACATGAATGGGACACAGAAACTTTAATGCCGTTGTTCTTATAGGAGGTGTGATGATGAAAAAGTTCTTATACGCACTTGTAGTAATACTATTATTTATTGTGGGCTTAATAGGGCTGTTTTATGGCTTATTTATACTTTGGAAGCCATTAGCTTATATTATTGGTGGGTTGCTACTCATAGGCCTCGCAGGCGTTTTAAATCAAGCGTATGACAATACCTCGATAAGTCAGAAAGGAGGTGACGATTAAAGATGCCGCTACTTGATTTAGGATTTACAAGCAAGCAAGAAAAGATGAACAGAGATTTAGAACGACTGTTGTATTGGCAAGAACATGGCACACACGTGAGTTATGTCGGTATAAATGCTTTGCGTAATAGTGATGTATTTACTGCTACACGTATTATATCTGCAGACATTGCAAGTACCAAGTTAAAGGTTAAAGGTCACGAAACAAATACTGTGATGGACCAAATATTAGATTTATTCAATAACAACCCGTATTCAGACCTACCAGGTTGGCACTTTAAGTTTATAATCATTGCTAATATGTTACTTAACGGACAATCTTTTGTTGAGATTGTGCGTGATAAAAATGATTTCCCTGTCGGTTTCCACTTCTTACATAATGATTTAGTAGGAGTTGAGGAAAAGGACGGGGATATTATTTACAACGTCAGTGAAGATTTTGAAGGTAACGCTGTTAAGATAACCAGTGATGATGTATTACACTTTAGATACATCACATTAGATGGATATGTGGGATATAGTCCTTTATATTCACTGGCGCATGAGATTGGCATTTCTCAAGGGTCTAAAAGTTTCTTGCGTAACTTCTTTGATAATGGTGGTACTTCAACATCAGTATTGAAATACAAAAAGGGACAAATCAACGCGGAACAGCTAAGAGATTTGAAAAAGAACTTCTCTGAAAGCCAACTTAAAAACAATGGTGGTTTAGTTGCTATCGATGACACAATGGATTTCAGTAGGTTACAAATCCCTACCGAAGTTTTGAATTTCTTAAATAGTTATAAGTTCAGTACTTCACAAGTAGCCAAAGCCTTTGGTTTGCCAGTATCGAAGCTAGGTATCGAAACAGTTAACACATCTATCACGCAAGCCAACCTTGAGTATCTACAAAGCACGTTAGATCCGATATTTAAAATGATGATTGCAGAACTTGAAACAAAGATATTTAAGTTTATTGATTCAGGCTACGAATTAGAGTTTGACTCATCACGTCTTATTGATATCGACCCAGAGTTGCAACTGCAACGTATTACAGAATTGCATGGTAAAGGAATTATTTCAACAGATGAAGCGAGAAGTGTATTCGGTTATCAACCTATTGAACATGGTGAACAACCATTGGTTGATCTTAACAGAGCACCACTTAGCACGTTAGAAAGTTACCAAAAATCTAAAATTGATAAAGAAGTCGAAAAGAACTCCGTTAAAGGGGGTGATGAGTATGACAAATAGTAACGTTGACACGGGGCAACAAGACATGGTTGTTGAAGGATACGCAATTATCTTTAATTCAATGAGTGATGATTTAGGTGGATTTAGAGAAATTGTAGCGCCTAACGCCTTAGATGGTGTAGATGTAAGTGATGTGAAATGTTTAATTAATCATGATTTTAGTTATGTTATAGGACGTACACAGGCTGGAACACTTGAGTTAAAAGTAGATGAAAAAGGCTTGTACTTTAAATGCCACTTACCCAATACATCTTACGCCAGAGATATTTATGAAAATATAAAAGCGGGCAATGTAAACCAGTGTAGTTTCTTCTATACATTGCCACCTAATGATTCAACAGCTCGTACATGGAAAAATATAAATAACGAGTATGTTCAAACCATAAATAAAATCGATGAACTTATTGAAATTAGTATTGTTACAGTACCAGCTTACAAAGAGACATCGGTTGAAGTCGGTCAACGTGCAAAGGATTTAAAGAAATTCAAACAATTAGAAAAAATGAAAATAGCACTAGACATAGAAAGCCTTCGTTTTGAAACGTAAGGCTGTTTTTTATGCACAAATTTAACAAGGAGTGATATTGCATGGCTAATTTAGATGAGCGCAAAGAAGAAATCGTAAATTTGATTTCTAAAGCGCAAGAAGCAGTAGAAAAGGGCGACCTTGAAACTGCTCGTAATTTAAAAGCTGATATTGATGCTCGAAAGAAAGAGTACGAAGAACTTGAACAGCTTTCAAAAGAAATTGAAGCGTCAGCGCCTAAACAAGATGAACCACCTAAAGATGAAGGTGCAGAAGTTGAGGATAACACTGGGGAAGAATCAGAAAACAAACCATCTGACGACAAAGAGGAGAAACCGTCAGACGAAGAAAAGCCTGATGATAAACCAAAACCAGATGTTAAACCTGAAGCAGAAGAAAAACCAGAAACACCCGCTATTGAAAAAGTAGAAGAACCTACTGAAGAAGAACTAGAAGAAGAAAAAGACAAAAAGAAAAAAGAAGGAGCGAAACGTTCTATGGCGAAATTAAATCAAAACCCAGAAAAAAACGAAGAAGTATTAGCATTTGAACAGTACATGAAAACTAAAGGGGCAAAACGTGACAACGTTAAATCTGATGACGTTGGTGTAACTATTCCAGAAGATATTAAATATATTCCTGAGAAAGAAATTAAAACAGTACAAGACTTATCACAATTGGTACAAAAAACATCAGTATCAACTGCAAGTGGTAAATATCCAATCTTAAAACGTGCTAACGCTAAATTTAACACTGTTGCTGAATTAGAGAAAAACCCAGAGTTAGCTCGTCCAGAATTCGAAACTATTACTTGGGAAGTAGACACTTACCGTGGTGCAATCCCAATTTCACAAGAAGCATTAGATGATTCAGTTGCAAACTTAACTGCTATTGTTTCTGAAAATATTAACGAACAAAAAATCAACACTTTAAACGAACGTATTGGAGAAGTATTGAAAGCGTTCAATCCGACATCTATTTCTGATGTGGACGATTTAAAAGCAATCATCAACGTTAAGTTAGATCCAGGTTATGACCGTCAAATCATCTGCACTCAAAGTTTCTATCAAAAACTTGATACATTGAAAGATGGTAACGGACGTTACTTATTACAAGACAGCATTATCAACACTGCTGGTAACACTGTATTAGGTATGAACGTAACTGTAGTACGTGATGATTTATTAGGTAAAAGCGGTGACGCATTAGCGTTTATTGGAGACGTAAAACGCGGCGTGCTATTCGCAGACCGTACTGATGTTTCAGTACAATGGATTGAAAATGAAATTTACGGTAAATACCTAATGGGTGCTTTCCGTTTCGATGTTAAACAAGCAGATAAAAATGCTGGTTTCTTCGTAACATTTGAAGATGCAGCAACAGAAGCTAGTGGAGATTTAGGGGCATAAGAAAAGTAGGTGAGTTCAATGTTTAAAATAGACGACGTTGAATCAATAAAAAAAGCGATACGTGTCGACCATAATTTTGATGACGATTTAATTATGCAAGTGTATTTACCAAGTGCAATCAATGAGGTTAAAACAGCTGTATCTTTAGAAGAACAAGATGAATCGTTTTATGAAAACAACGTCTTGTTTAATCTTGCTGTACTAAATATCGTTGCACACCACTATGACAACCGGTCAATCACTTCAAACGAACAAAGTTTCGAAGTACCAGCGTCATCTATGAAATTAGTTCAATCATTGCGTAGCAACCTTGTTAAATGGCGCAGAGATAATATCGAGGTGATAGCCGATGAATCTTAACCAATTAGATTATAGAGTTACGTTTTATGAATTCGCTAATGATGGACCAGAAGCTGGTATGGGTGGTTACGAGCCTGTATATAGTTGCTTTAGTGGCATGTATGAACCTACACAAAAAGATGTACAGTTAGGCAATTTAGAACTTAGTAAAAGATCAGTCACATTAAATATTAGAGATGCACAACCTCAATTTATACCTAATGTAAATCAAACATTTGAGATACAAAATGGTATGTATGAAGGGTTGTTTTTTAATGTCAAAAATGTGGCGCCTGCTAAGTCACCTAATTACATCAAAGTGGTAGGTGAAGAACAATGAGTGTGACAATTAAAGGTGACAAAGAGATAATCACATATTTAGAAAATAAATATGGTAAATCTGCTACTAAGCGTATAACAGATTTCGCATTAACTAAAGGTGGGCAAAAGGTTGTTCAGATAATCAAAAACAATATAGACTCCTTCAAAGATACTGGAGAATCTGTTAAAGAAACGACAGTATCTAAACCTATGACAATAAATGGTGTACGTACAGTGAAAATACATTGGCGTGGTCCTAAAAAACGTTATAGGATTATCCACTTAAATGAATACGGTCACTATGACCGTTCAGGTAAATGGGTTAATACAGCTGGTAAAGGTGTTATTGAAAATGCTATGCGTGAAGGCAGAGAAACATATTTTAAAACAGTAAAAGAAGAAATGAGAAAGAGGGTGTAATTTATTGGATGACATCACAATGAAAATATACGAAGCGATTATAGATAACAAAGAAATTATGGAGGATGTTCAAAAGAACAATATTAAATTCTTTGATTACCCAAACGCACAAGAAATTAAAGATGTAGTGATTGTCATAGATCCATTAGATACACCTACACCTACTGATTTTGGTGATAATGATAATCTCACTTACGAATATTTTTATCAAATAGATGTATTTGTAAAACAAAAACAAGGAGTAAACGGACGAGTCCTATCAGATAGGCTCGTTTTTTTATTGCAACGAATGATGTGGGAAGTGTTGGGGTTTGGCGAAACTTCTTCTATGAAACCCGAATATATCAAAGAGTTCAATATCTATCGACAAGCTAAAAGGTTTGAAGGTAAACAATATTTTAAAATTTAGGAGTGTTTTAATATGGCAGAGAAAAACTATCGTTCATTTACAGGTTTAACAGAATTTTACTACAAAGTGCATGGCGAAGATGTACAAAGCGTTACTGATCCAGAACGTATTAAATATTTACAAGAAATTTCAGTATCTAAGGATCAAAGTATTGAAAAAGCATATGGCGATAACCAAGTAGCAGAAATGGCAGTAGCTAACGGAACAGTTGAGGTAGAAGCTGGTTTCCACAAATTACCATTAGAAGATAGAGTTGCATTATTCGGTTTAGAAAAATCTAAAGATGGCATTGTATCAGTTGGTAACGATACGCCACCATATGTAGCTGTTATGTTCGCTAAAACTATGGAAGATGGTTCACGCGAGTATGTAGGATTACCTAAAGGCTTATTCACATTCCCAGAGTTAGAAGGTAGCACAAAAGAAGATGGTGTTGAATTCAGTTCAGATTCTACTACTGCTGAATTTATGCAAGCTAAAGTTAAAGGCTTTGAAGAAGAAAAAGCAATGTTATTAGGTCACGATGCTAAAGGTACAACTGTTATGAAAGATGCTATCTGGGAAGCTATCTTTGGTGAATCTGCACCAAGCAGTAATTCAGAAAAAACTAGCGATGCAGAATCAGAATTAGGCGCGTAATAAACAGGAGGTTTAATTATGGCTAAGAAGAAATATGAAGTATTACACGATTTTATTGATTTGGAGGATAAGAATAAATTTTATGAGGCTACAGGCACTTATCCTAAACCAGCAAACAAAAAAATCTCTGATGAGCGTATTTCAGAGCTTTCTACAAGCAAAAACAGACGTGGAAAAGCATTAATCAAAGAATTAGAAGAATAACTATTATTGAGGACTTCGTGTCCTCTTTTTATTTGCAAATAAAAATCAAAATTAAAGGAGCAATTATAAATGGCTAAACGTAATTTTATTAAATTAGTACAAGTAGACAAAAAAGGTAACGCAGTAACAGATACAGAAGGTAACGCAAAATATGATACTTACATTACTCCTACACAAATTCCTTTCCGTAAAATCTATGATGCTGCTGATTTAATGGACGGTGCATCAGACGAAAACACTTCTGCACAAGAAAACATCGACCAAATGTTAGACATGGTGGTTGATATCTACAATAACCAATTTACAAAAGATGACTTATTAGACAGATTACATGCACCAGACGCAGTAGAAGAATTACAACAACAAATTCAATTTATTGCACAAGGACAAATGGATGAAGAAAGAAAAAAGGAACTAGCGAGAATCATTTAAAATCCATCTCTTACAAAGAACATAAAGAAAATATGAAGAAACTCATGCTGCAAATGATGAAAGAAGGCGGTAAGGATATTAACGATATTTTAGATATGCCTTTCGCTTTCTTCATGGAATTAGTTGACGAAAGTAATAAGAAAAACGTCAAGAAAACTGACAGCATGATTGATGCGTTCATGTAATACATCTTATAAGTAAGGAGGTGGAGTGATGGCAGAAAGAATAAAAGGGTTGCAGATTGACCTATCCATGAAGGATATGGGCGTTCAGCGTAGTATCTCAGAAATAAAACGTAGCTTTAAAGGATTAAACGCTGACTTAAAACTATCTAATAACAACTTTAAGTATTCTGAGAAAAGTTTGAATTCATATAAGTTAAGAACTAGAGAATTATCTCGAGCTGTCAAAGAATCTAAAGCTAACGTTGCAGCGTTGAAAACCAAATATCAAGAGGCAGCAAGAGAATCTGGCGTAAATAGTAAAAAAGCAGCTCAATTAAGACAGGAATATAGTCGACAAGCTGACAATCTTAATTATTTGCAAAAAGAACTCGACCAAACGCGAGATAAATACAGAGAAATGATTGCAGTAAGTAAATCGTCAGTTGGTAGACTTGGGCAAACTTTTTCTGCAATAGGACCTAAGATAAGATCCATTGGTGACTCAATGAAGTCAGTTGGGCGTAACATGAGTTTACACGTTACTGCACCAATTGCAGCAGGTTTTGGTGCTGCGATGAAGAAAAGTATAGATTTTGATGATACTATGCGCAAAGTAAAAGCCACATCTGGTGCTACTGGCGATGAGTTTAACCAACTTAGAACAAAAGCACTTCAAATGGGCCGAGATACTAAATTCACTGCTTCGGAATCTGCCGAAGCGATGAACTACATGGCACTTGCTGGTTGGGACACCAAAGATATGCTAAATGGTATTGGTGGTGTAATGAATTTAGCTGCCGCATCTGGTGAAGATTTAGCAAGCGTATCTGATATTGTAACCGATAACCTAACTGCGTTTGGCATGAAAGCCAAAGATAGTACCCACTTTGCAGATGTTTTAGCTCAAACGAGTTCAAAAGCTAATACCGATGTACGTGGTTTAGGCGAGGCATTCAAATATGCTGCTCCAGTTGCTGGTGCATTAGGTTACTCAGTAGAAGATACATCGATAGCTATAGGTTTGATGTCTAATGCTGGGATAAAAGGCGAAAAAGCTGGTACAGCGTTAAGAACAATGTTTACTAACCTTGCTAAACCAACAAAAGCGATGAAAGAGGAAATGGATAGACTAGGTATATCTATTACTGATAGTAATGGTGAAATGTTACCTATGAGAGATGTAATGGACCAGCTTAGAGATAAGATGGGCGGTTTATCCAAAGATCAACAAGCAGCCGCAGCAAGTACAATATTCGGTAAAGAAGCTATGAGTGGTGCGTTAGCAGTCATTAACGCTTCAGATGAAGATTATAAAAAGCTAACTAAATCCATAGATGGATCTAAAGGTGCTGCCAAAAGGATGGCTGACGAAATGGAAGGTGGCATTGGTGGTGCAATGCGTAAGATGAAATCAGCTATTGAAAGTTTAGCGATTTCTTTAGGAGACGCGTTAGCGCCAATGCTATATAAAGTTGCTACATGGGTTACTAAATTAGCAAATAAGTTCACTAATTTACCTAGTGGCGTTCAAAAAACAATTGCAGTCGTAGGATTACTAGTCGCAGCTATTGGTCCACTACTAATGGTCTTTGGTGTTATGGTATCAACAATTGGCACTGCTTTAACAGCATTAGGTTCTTTAATGACGAGTATGAGAACATTATCATTCTTATCTAAAACCAGTGCAGCAGCGACTGGCATTTGGAATGGCGTTACTGCTACTGCTCGTGGCATAGCAAATGGTTACAGATATGCGGTAGCTGCATTAACTACGTCTCAAACAATACAAGCAGTTAAGTCTAAAATTGCGGCTGCTGCAATAGGTATCTGGAACGGTGTCACTGCCACCGCTCGTGGTATAGCGAACGGATATAGATACGCAATAGCAGCGCTAACCACTTCGCAGACAATACAAGCGATTAAAACTAAAATTTCTATTGCTGCAACTAAAGCGTGGGCAGTAGTCACTAGAGCTGCTGCACTTGCAACTAAAGGTTTAGGCTTAGCAATAAGATTTATGACTGGACCAATTGGAATTGTTATCACTGCCATCGGACTGTTAGCAGCTGGAATAACTCATTTGTGGAAAACAAACGCTACTTTTAGAAATGTAGTAATGTCTGTGTGGCAATCTGTACAAGATAAAGTCATGTCAGTAGTTGTTTCTATAACTTCTACGGTAAAAAGAAATATACCTTTGATTAAAGCTATTTTTTCAAACACATTTAATGGCGCACGAAATATAGTTAAGGGTTCACTAGATATTATACTGGGCATAGCTAAAGTTTTTTCTGGATTATTTACTGGTAATTTCAGAAAAATGTGGGCTGGCGTGAAACAAATATTTAGTGGATTTATAAAAGTTATTAAAGGTATATTCCAAGTTTCATTTGTAAACCAAATTGTAAAATTAGCTAGAATTATGGGAGCAAAAATAAAAGAAACGTTTTCAAATCTAGCTAAAGTAAGTAGAGTGATTTTCTCAGCACTAGGTACTTGGATGTCTAAAAAATGGACATCTATTAAAGATAATACAGTAGGAAAAGCAAAATTATTGTGGTCCGGAGTAAAGAAATGGTGGTCAAATTTAGGCAAAAATACGCGTGCAACAATGAATTCTATCGGTAGTTTTATGTCTAAAAAATGGCAATCAATCAAAGATGGAACTGTAAGTAAAGCTAAGAGTACGTGGGCTGGAATAAAAAAATGGTGGTCGAATTTAAACAAAAACACACGAGCAACAATGAATTCCGTTGGAAAATTCATGAGTTCGAAGTGGTCGAACATCAAATCTAACACAGTTAATAAAGCCAAAAGTACATGGTCTGGTGTCAAAGGCCAGTGGGCTTCTTTATCTAAAGGAACACGCAATACGATGAATTCCGTCGGTGCTTTCATGTCTAAAAAGTGGCGGGGCATCAAGAACGGAACAGTCAATCTAGTTACCGGAATGAAGGATAAAGTCGTTGGCGTCATGAATAAAATGAGTAATGTCATTAGAACAATTACTGGTAAAATCGGAGACCTCTTTGGAAATATGACCAAAGGCGTGAAAACTGGTTTAAATGCACTCATTAAAGGTGTCAACTGGGTTGGAGATAAACTCGGTATGAAGAAATTGCCAGAAGTTAAACTTCATACTGGTACGGAATCAACTCACACACAAAGTTTTGTCACTAACGGTAAAATCAACCGTGATACATTCGCGACAGTAGGTGATAAAGGACGAGGTAATGGTCCTAGAGGATTTAGACACGAAACAATCATACCTCCAAAAGGTAAACCTTTTATCACTCCAGGTAAAGATACAACAATGCCATTATCTAAAGGTACTCGTATTCTTAATGGCGCACAAACACATGCTATGTTAAGCAACGGTATGACGCCTATGTTCAATATTGGAACTATACCTCGTTTCGCTAGTGGTACTAAGAAAAAATTATTCCAAGCAGCAGGAGAAACTGCAGGCAAGTTCTTTAATAGTGCAAAAAAACTAAAACACAATGCTATGGATAGTATTGGCGATAAAACTAAACAAGCTAAAGAATGGGGCAGCGAAAAGCTAACTCAAATTAAAGGTGCGGTGGGAAAAGGAACTAAATGGCTATCAGATAAAATCGGAGATATAGCTGATTGGGTTGGCAAACCTGGTAAATTACTTAATAAAGTGCTTGAGGCATTCGGAGTAAATATGGATGCGTTTGGAATTGCTAAAAGTGCGTCGCTACCGTATAACTTAACGAAAGCTATGTTCGGAAAACTAAAAGAAGCAGCCAAAAATTTGATTGATGGTTGGTTAGAAGATGAATTTAGTGGTGGTGGCGGATATAATCCATACACTAAAGCTCCATTCCATATGACGAGAGGATGGACATCTTCAGGACATGCAGGTATTGACTATGGCGCGCCGACAGGTACGCCTATTCCTTCTCCAATAGACGGTAAAGTAATTCAATCATGGTTTTCTCCTAACCAACCGTCTGGTGGTAATGAAACTCAAATTTGGGACGGTCAAAAATACACACACATTTTTATGCATCAATCTAAACGTAAAGTGAAAACTGGCGACAGAGTTCGTCAAGGTCAAATTATCGGATTAGTAGGTAATACAGGCAACTCGTTCGGCTCCCATTTACATTGGCAAGTTAACAAAGGAAAAGGTTATTTAAATAATCACCCAGATAGTGTAAACCCATTAACATGGGCGAAACAGGCAGCTAAAAGTGGCGGGGGCGTAAATAAAGCTGCAAGTGCCTGGAAACCCGATATCAGACGTGCTGCTAAAGCAATAGGAGTTAGAGTATCTAGCGCTGATGTGAATGACGTTGCTCGACTTATCCAAACAGAAAGTAGCGGTAATGCTGGAGTTACTCAACAAATCCATGATGTAAACAGCGGAGGAAATGAAGCACAAGGTTTACTACAATATACTCCAGGCTCATTTAATAGCTACGCAATTAGAGGACATAAAAATATTAGAAACGGTTATGACCAATTACTCGCTTTCTTCAATAACACAGATTGGCGTGCTAATTTATCTTATTGGAAACGTCGAATGGCTAGTGGCTTAACTGGTTGGGGTCCAACTGGAAGACGTAAGAAATTCGCCACAGGTGGATTAATCAAATCAGCTGGTTGGTATAACCTTGCAGAAGGTGGTTATCCAGAGTGGGTAATTCCTACTGATCCAAGTCGTAATTCTGATGCAATGAAGTTATTAGCATTAGCTGCACAAGACATAGATAGTAAAAACAAACGTAACAAACGGCCTAATTCGTTACCTAAACCACATGGTAGTAACGATAATGACGTTCTTCTTCAAATGTTACAGGCACAACAACAACAAATCAGTCTATTAACTCAAATAGTGGCAAGTAATAACGCTATTGCTGATAAAGACTTTAATCCAACGATTGATAAATATACACACGAACAACAAGTTTTTAATTCTATTGATAAATACAATAGACAAAAGCAAAGAAAATCAAGATTTAAACCAGGGGAGGTCACATAATTGATTGATACTATAAAAGTTAATAATAAAACACTTCCGTGGTTAGTAGTTGAAAGAGGGTTTAAAATACCCTCTTTTAATTTTGAAATTGAAACTGAAGAAGTTTTAGGTAGAAATGGAAGTATCATCAAGAATAGACAACTAAAAGAATATAAATTCGAACTGCCATTAATTATAAAAAATAGTTATCTTTCCACAGGTGGTAATAAAACACACGATGAAGTATTGAATGAACTTGTTAAGTTCTTTGATTATGATCATTCAGTACCACTCCAATTTAAATCACAAAACTGGTACTGGAATGCTTATTTTGAAGGCCCTATTGAATTAGAAAAGTATAGTAGAAATTTTTGGCAATTCAATATCAATGTTGTTTTAGCGGATCCCTACAAATACGCAGTTGAAGGCACAAAAAACACAGCAATATCTGACCAAGTATCAGTAGTAAGTACAGGAACAGCAGATAGTCCTGTTATTGTGCAAGCAACAGCGTTAAAGAATGCAAGTTATTATATGATTACTAAAAATGATGAAGATTATTTTATGATTGGCGATGATGATCTAGACAAAAAAGTTGAGGATTACACACCTATCTTGTGGAATAACGAAATGCGTAACTTTACAGGGTGGACTAAGCAGGGTAATGGCGCAATTAATGATAACTACACAGGTGGTGCGACAGGCGGTTCAATGCAACTGAGTGGCTCGAAAGAAAGTTTTGTATTGAATAGTAGTAGCATTACCGCCACATCCGGTTGGAACGGTGCAGAATACAAGCATAGTTTTGGTAAATCTGCGCAAGACTTTGCATCAACCTGCAAAATTCATGTTAATCAGAAGAAAAAAGGTTCTACGCATTTTGCCCAATATTTATACGATACAGATAATCGCCTAATTGCAAGTATTGGTTACCGTAATGCTAGAGCAAGTCAAGCAATAGGCAGTATTGTCGTCACTCTATTTGACCAACTAGGGGTTCAAAAGAAAATTTACGAATATACAAATCTACCTAAGTTTTATAAATGGGACGATATCGTTATTTATATGCGACTTGAACGTGTTGGTACAACATTCAAAGTAAAAACTTGGAAATACAAAGAAGTTGAATACCCTAAACGTGTTGTTCCTGTGGATGTGCATGAAAAACAATGGGAAGATAGCGGGAAGTTTTATCAACGACCTATCGCAGCGGTCAGTGTTTATGTTGCTAAGAATGGTAATAATTATCACATGCCTACGTATGTGTTAGGTAGTTATACCCATGAGAAATTGCCTAAACCACTTAAAGCTAGAGACATGATTATTAAAAAAGGTGATTTAATCAACATTAATATGCAGGATAAAACAGTGACGATCAATGAAGACCCAGCCCTTGATTTAAAAACATTTGGCAGTGATTTTTTTAATATCGATAGTGGTTACAACGAATGTATTATTTATCCAGAAAAAACTTTTGACACTACTGTTTATTGGCAGGACAGATTCTACTAAGGAGGTGTGAAAGTGAAACAAACAGGTATTCATATATTAGATTTTAACGATAAAATTATAGATTATATAAGCCGTGATGACGGGGCCTTACTCAATGCGGTTATGAGTATAAACGCAGATGAGAAATCAGAAACCTTTGATTTTACCGTTTTAAATGAACGTGCTGATAATTTAAGAGAACGTAATCGTATCATTGCACAAGATAGTAATGGTTTATATAGGGAGTTTATCGTTACACATGTGGTTGATAACTTTGACGGTACAACTGAAATAGAAAGTAACGCATCGTATTTAGAAGATATCGGTTCATCTAAGCCGATTAAACCTGGAAAATATAGCGCTTATAGTACAACGCAAGCATTAAACGAAACATTACGTAATACGGGTTGGGAGTTATCAGATGACACTGAACATGGTGGTATGCGTACAACAAGTTGGACCTCTTACGTTACGCCTTATGAGTTAATCAACCAACTATGTACAACGTATAGTATGGTTGCAGATTACTATATCGAATTGAGTTCCCACACGGTTGAACACCGTTATGTATCTCTTAAAAAACCAGTTAGTCTATTTAAAGGTAAAGAAATTACTAAAGGTAAAGATTTAACAGGGATGACACGTACAGTTGATATGTCGGAAGTACGTACGGCATTGTATGCAGTTGGTCCTGAAAAAGAAAAAGGTGAGCGTTTAGAAAAAATAGTGACAGATGATGATGCACAAATGCAATTTGGGTTACCCGGTCGTTATTTATGGAGTGTGTATGAGCCAGAAAGTGATGACGAAAATATGACACTTGAACGCTTAACCACACTAGCTAAAACAGAACTTAACAAACGTAATAAATCGGCTATTAGTTATGAGATAGGTTCAACTGATATTCATAAATTTTATAAAGATATCACAATTAGTTTGCATGATACTGTAAGAGTTAAAGATAGAGATTTCAGACCGCCTTTGTATTTAGATGCAGAAGTCATTGCAATTGATTATGATCTATTGAATGATGAAAGTACTTATAAATTTGGCAATGTAGTTGAATACGAAGAAAGTAAGTTAAGAGATGCTTTTAATAAACGTTTTGATGCAATTAATAAAAAGTTAAATGATAGTATCACAAATATAAACACTATTGTTAACGATACGATTGCCGGGGAACTTGAATACTATGAACGTAAGATAATTAAAAGCAATACGTCACCAGAGAACCCAGTAAATGACATGCTTTGGTACGATACATCAAACCCGGATGTTGCAGTATTACGAAGATATTGGAACGGAAAATGGATAACTCAAACAGCCGATGATGTAGAAAAAATCGGTGGCTTAAGACGTGAACAAGTGATGTATCGAGATTTAAATAATAGTTTCATCAATTTAACTATTCAACATAGTCGATTACAAAATGATGTGTATGATGTGCTAAATAGTGAGTATCTTGTCGAAGATGATTTGAAAGCAAACTTAAATCAAGCATTATCAGAAGTTGATGGTGTTTATCAAAACATCAAAACGAATTTAGGTAACATGAATGAAGATACAGCGACGATAGGCAAGTTAATTGATACCCAAACTTTATTCACAGTGTATCGAGAAAAATTACAAACGTTATATAAATGCGTTACTGATGCTAAAGTTTCTATTGATAAACGGTTAAAATTGCTCCAGTCACAATATACTGATGAGAAGTTTAATGACGCTATGGATAAAATAGCACAAACGTTACCTAATGGTCGTTGGGATAGCGAAAATCAACATTTATACGCTGATATTCCTAATGAACAAGAATTGAGTAATTTAAAGAAAACACTACAAGATTATTACGACGGAAATATAAAAGAATTAGAAGGCCGTTTAAATAATAGTATTGATAGCAAAGTAAATATAGCAAAAAATGAAATTAGTACAAGTGTTAAAAGTGTCGAAAGTAAAATTGATGGTTTGAATATTGGCACTAGAAATTTACTGTTAAATTCAGAGGAACGTAGCGATAGTATTATTAATGATACTCACGCTTATATAACATATTTTCTAACGCAACCTTTAGAAGTAGGCGAAGATTATACTATATTGAGTGAAGTTTATACTACATCTCCTGAACAAAGTGGAAAAGTGTCAATTAGAGGATATTTCCCAGATAATGGTTTAATAAACGTTCCGATAATCGACAATAAAATTAAATTAACTTTTAAACCAAAAGTGCCTAGTGAAAGAATATTATTGTATAAAGATATTGCAGGACAATCATCTGATAAATTAGATACTACATTTAAAAACACAATTCTGGTAAAGGGAAATAAAATAGGCGACTATGCACAAGCACCAGAAGATTTACAAAGACAAACGCAACAAGCACAACAAGACGCAGAAAATGCTGCTAAAGCATATGCAGACGCACAGGATAATCTGAAAGAAACGCAATTAAAAGCATACGCTGACGGAAAAGTATCAGATGAAGAAAAACGAGCAATAGCTGATGCGATAGCCAAACGCGATGAAGCAAAAGAATACGCAGAGCAAAAAGCTCAAGAGGCACAAGAAGCAGCAAATCAAAACACATCAAATGTAATAAAACCAATTACAACAAGAGTTACAAAAAACGAAACTAATATTTCTGAATTAGATAAACAAATTAGTTTAATGGCTAAAAGTGATGATGTAGCTCAAAAATTAAGAGATGTTGACGGACGACTTACACCTTTAGAAACAACGGTCGAAAGCAATAAAGCAACGCTTAATATTTTGCCTACACAAATTGACAGTAAAGTATCTAAACAAGATTATACTTTAGATAAAAATAATATCGTTCAACGTTTAGATAACGCGGATAGCCAAAGAAAACAACTTTCAAATGAAATTACTGATAAAGTAACAATAACTAAATTTGAAAGTGGCATAACAGAAGCTAAAAATCATGCTGATAACATAAAAAAAGAAACAGAAAACTATACAGACAATCAAATTAACAATTTGGATGTTGGAAGCGAAAACTTACTTTTAAATAGTGAAAGACGGAGTGATTTTTCAGATAGTCCGACTTATTCTTTAATACATTTTTATTTATCAAAACCGCTAGAAATTGGAAAACACTACACTTTTGCTTGTAACTTTATAACTACTGACGAAAGACAAAGCGGACAAACTAGCGTATATCCTTTTAACCCTAGAGGAACAAGAGATACGGTAGATATTAAAGACGGTAAAATCATTTATACATTTACAGCACAAGTTGAAAGCACAGAATTTTTAATTTATAAAGATGTAGCCGGTCAATCTAACGTCGATTTAAACGTAACAATCGAAAAAGCTATCCTAGTCGAAGGCGATAAAGTTACAGGTTGGGCGCCAGCTAATGAAGATGTAAAAAGTGATATACAACAAGCCGAAACAAATGCTAAAAATTACACAGACGAATATAAACGATCTAATGACATAGCCATGACTAAACTTGAAACATCAATCACTCAAAATGGCGATAAAATAGCATTAAAAGTTGATGAGCAAAAATTCAACGCTAGTCGTAAAACGTTATCTCAAGTCATCTCAGAAATATCAGCCACAACTAAAGGCATAAATTTAAGTTACGATGAGAACGGTAATATCCAATCATATACAATGGATAGAAATGGCATCCAACTTAGAGGCGATAAAGTAGATATTACGGTTAATAAAGATTTTAATGTTATGGCTAATCGTGTAAATGACAAAGTAGGTAAAGATGAAATTATCAACCGTTTAAATTTAAGTCCAGAAGGCTTAGACATTGATGTAAACAAAGTTGGCATACGTGGTGGCGACAGTACGAATTATATTTATTTAAGTCAAGATAAAATCGAAATGGCTGGTACGTTCCAACGTACTTTTAGAGGAAACACTCAAAAAGATAATGTATTTATGCGAGCGCAAGGAGGTTTTTTACGTTTTAGAAACAATAACCAAAATCGTTCGCTTTATTATTCTGACTTTGGTATATCAACATATATAGACGGAGATAGTAGCGAGGCGTCTGGTACATTACAATTCTTTGATTATACTTATTCGCCTACTAACAGTGTTAGAGGTGTAACGCTAAATAGTGCGGGTGGTGCAATCGCCTTAAATTCTGAACGCAACCGTATTGTGTTAGACGCCAATGCCACTGTAAACATTGAGAGTGAAACAAGTTCCGTTTATATTAGACCAATGAAAAACAATCGTGCAGGTACAAATGAATTTAGATTTTGGACTAAACTGAATGACAGCGTCGCAGATACAGACGGCGTTTTATCTTATGGAACAATAACTGAATTAGTAGAAAAAGCGCCAGCGTCTTATAGTTTTGGTTCTGGAATACGATTTGATAAATCGCCTAAATCAAGATACATCTACGCAACTGATAAAGACGGTAATATTGGTACTGGAGATTTTTATGCTCGTAATTTATTAGGAGATTGGTGGGCTAAAAATAACAATTTATATGCTTTAGTAGACCCGAAAGAAGGCAAACTAAGAATAACTGATTATAATGGATATAATAATGGAAGCCCTAAATACAAAGATTTGCAGTGCGACGATATACAAGCAAATTCAGTTCGTGTAAATACTGGACAAAACTTTTATATTGGAGTATCTACCAATGAACTATGGGTAACTAACAACTTACGTTATAACGGTGGAAATACAGGGTTCAAACCAGTCAGAGCGAGTGACTTTATAAAAGCGTCTAGCGCTGAATTTAAGCATGATATTAAAAAATGGGACTATGACGCATTAAATGTTATTTCTAACGAATTGCAGCTATATAGTTACAAATACAACGATGATGAAAAGCAAACAATACATCACGGACCAGTAATTGGCGACGGCTACGACATTCCAGTAGAATTTGTTTTTAATAGTGGTGTGAATACTAATGAAATGCTATCTTGGGCATTAAGAGCAATACAACAATTAAACGAAAAAATAAATAAACTGGAGGAACAATTAAATGAACAACAAATTACAAGCTAATCCAAATTATGTCATTGAGGAATTAGTTACTCAAAACGCTAAACTTTCACAAGAAAATGCAATGTTAAGAGCAGTAATTAGAGAGCGATCAGAACAAGAAAATAAAGATACTGTAAGTGCTGAAGGAGAGTAACCTTTAGCACTATTTTTATACCAAATTTTAGGAGGAAACTATTATGGCAAATGAAATCGTAAAAAACACAGAAAGTTATATCTTAGTACAAGTGAATGAAAAAGGAGAAGAAGCTGTTTTAGATAATGACTTTAGAGGTCAATTCTACCCAACTAATAATGTGAATATCGCAACTAAATTTGATGATTTAGATAAAGTTAAAGCGCTTGCTAGTCGTTTAAATAGTCTAAATGAATTAAATTATGAGTTCGGTATTATTAGTGAAAAAGTGACAGTTAAACCAGTAAAGTTAACAACTTCACTAGAGTACGTGGAAGAAACAACTGAAACTGACGCAGAATAGGAGTTGAAAATGTGAAAGAAAATTCATTTAATTACAAAGTGTTAGCTATCTTTATTTTCGGTTTTGGTCTACTCATGTTTGAAAGAGGTTTCTTTTGGACTAAAGAACAAAGCACTGTATTAAGCGATAGCGACTTCTATATAACACTTCATCAAGTCATGCCTATTTGGTTATGGGGCGTTCTAGGCATGATTTTTAGTTTGTTTATCATTCTTGCACCTGTATTCTTACCTAAACAACAAATAAGCAATAAATTTAATTTCTTGTTAATTGTAGGTGGAAGTGGCAACGCTATTTATTATTTTTTATTAACTTCTGCAAGTATATTTAATGCGATTAATTGGTTAACTCCAGTACAGTTTGCAACCTTAGCGATGATTAATGCGTTGATTGCTTTTAACGGGGGTGCTGACGTTGCAAGAAAAAGATGAACGTTTCGTCTTAAGAGAAGAATTTATCGATAATAACAGGGAAATTTATCATAAAATAGATGAGAATGATAAACGACACACAAGTGAATTGAAAGATTTAAATAATAAGGTAGATAAACAAATCATCTATCAAAAACAAGCGTTTGAAAGTCAAGAACGCTCAGAAAAACATTTGGAAAAACTCTCAGATACAATGAGCAACTTTGGCAGAGAGTTCACTGATGTTAAGTATCAAGTTAAGGATCATAGTAAACAACTTGAAACGTTTAGTGAAGTCATTAAAGAAAAACAAGGTTATAACGTAAAGATTATAGTTGCAACTATCAGTGGTATTGCTTCGGTACTTGTCGGAGCATTAGGTTTTGCAGCTGCATTCTTTTAAGTCGGCACTTTTATGTGTCGGCTTTTTATTTTGGATAAGGAGTGAATTAGATGGAAGTAAAAGTAATTGCAAGATATTTTGTATTAATTATGGCAATCGTCAATCAATTTTTAGCAAATAGAGGGCTTAGTCCTATTCCAGTAGATGAAGAAACAATCAGTACGATTGTATTAGCTGGTATCGGCTTGTACACAGCATGGAAAGATAATCCGACAAGTAAAGAGGGGCAATGGGCGAATAAGAAACTAAAAAAATACAAAGCTGAGAAAAAGTATCGCCAAGCAACAGGACAAGCACCAACTAAAGAATATATCGAGCCATCAGATTTAGATGAGTTAGGGTAGGTGTTAGCGTATGTTAATGACAAGAAGACAAGCTGAGAAATGGCTAGATAATTCAGAAGGTAAACAATATAATGCAGATGGTTATTATGGTTTCCAATGTTACGATTACTCAAAAATGTATTTCTATGTTGTTACTGGCGAATGGATAGGTGGACTTAAAGCATCTAACATTCCTTTTGATAATAAAGCGAAGATTGAAAAGTACGCTACGATTATTAAAAACTACGATAGTTTCCTACCACAAAAAGGCGATATCGTTTGTTTCCCAGATAAATATGGTGGTGGATATGGACATACAGCAGTTGTAACTAAAGCCACACTTACACAGTTTCAGGTACTTGAGCAAAATTGGTTTGGCAATGGTTGGACAGATGGTGTCGTTAAACCAGGATGGGGTCCTGAAACAGTGTCACGTCGTTGGCACTATTACGATAACCCTATGTACTTCATCCGTTTTAACTTCCCTAAAAATGTTAACGTGGTTAAGAAAGCAAAACGAAAACTATCGTCTAATAAAGCTAGTGGACAAATTAAACGTAAAAAAATTATGATTGTTGCTGGTCATGGTTATAATGATCCGGGTGCAGTTGGTAATGGCACAAATGAACGTGACTTTATTCGTAAGAATCTAACGCCTAAAATTGCTGACTACCTACGCAAAACTGGACATGAAGTTGCATTATATGGTGGTAGTAAGCAATCTCAAGATATGTATCAAGATACTGCCTATGGTGTACGTGTAGGTAATAAACGTGATTACGGTATGTATTGGGTAAATAAGCAAAACTATGACCTTATCGTTGAATTCCATTTAGATGCAGCAGGTGCTAGTGCAAGTGGTGGCCATGTTATCATCTCAAGTGCGTTTAGTCCTGATGAAATAGATAAAGATTTACAAGAAGTGATAAAAAATAACTTAGGACAAATCAGAGGTATCACTAAACGAAGTGATTTACTCCATGCTAATGTATCAGCAGAAATCAACATGAATTATCGTTTAGCAGAGTTAGGTTTCATCACTAATAAAGAAGATATGGACTGGATAAAGAAAAATAGCGATAAGTATGCCAAATTGATTGCGGGTGCTATTCATGGAAAGCCTATTGGTGGTGTGGTTGCAAGTAAACAAAAAGCTACTCACAAAAAAGATAAAGTCGTTGCAGTACCTAAAGGTTATAAACTAAATGCTAAAAGTGTACCTTATAAAAAAGAAAAAGGCCGATATACCGTTTCTACCATTAAAGGCAATAATGTTAGAACCGCCCACAATACTAAAGCTACTATCACAGGTGTGTTAAAAAATGGCGAAAGCATTATTTATGACGGTGCATTTGCAGTTAATGGTTATCGTTGGATCACGTATTTAAACAATGATTTAAAACGACGTTATATTGCAACAGGTGAAATTGATAAAAAAGGAAATAGAATGAATAGTTACGGAAAGTTTACTAAGGTATAAATTTAACGAAAGCCATAACCTTGTTAAAGTTTATACATGCTAGTATAATGTACTCAGATGACATTTCACTATTAGTTCGTAGGGATAAGCATAACGGTGCTTGTCCCTGTTTTTTATACCTGTTATAAAATACTTAAAGAAATTTAAGTAAAAGTATTGACAATATACAATACTTAAATTATTATAAGTATATAAATTAAAACAAAGGCGGTTATTAAAATGAGAAAACAAATCGAAGAATTATTAAAAAGCGAAGTTACAGGTTATAGAATTGCAAAGAAAACAGGTATTGGTGAAAGTGTTATTAGTAATTTAAGAAGTGGCAAACGTAATTTAGATAATATATCACTAAAGAACGCTGAATTACTAGCGCAATTCAAAAATGATTGGGACTTATATACAAATGCAAAACAAATTGAGGTAGATCCTGAAAGTGAAATAGAATTTGTAGAAAGTTTATATACTAATTACAGCATGATTAATACTAATAATGAGAATAACGGTTACTTTATTAGCTTTGAGAGTATTAATAAAGTAGAAGTTAATGACAAAGAATTATTCGAAATAGAATTTAAATATGCTGATGAAATTGAAATAGAAGAAGATTACTTTAAAGATGAAGTTGAACGTGCAATTTGGGACAATGAGGAAGTCGAAGATAGAATATTCTTCAAAAAATATGAGGAAGCATTATCATATCTTAAAATGAGATATGATATATTCACATTAGAAGAAGTAATCGGAACAAAATAAAGTTAAATATGCTATAATTAACTTACAAGGGTTTTACACCCAGTTAAAAACTCAATGATCTTTTGGAACAACTCGATTGAGCATGTTCCCTTCTAAGCCACCTAACATGTCACTGGGTGGCTTTTTTATGTTATAATAAATCTACAATACATCTTTATTACCCAAATTTGTGATAATTAGTATGATTAACAGTTTTATATTTTAAGAGGCTAACGCTATATTCTAACCACGTTCTTATGAGCGTGGTTTTTTATTTAGGGACTCGGGTCCCTAAAAAGTCCCTAAAAATTCGTTTTATATGGTGTGTTATTAATAGACAAAATAAAAAGAACCCCGTCGCTATGGGATTCTTGATTTCGAAAAGTGTTTAATTTTCGGTTATTAGCGTCCTGGGAGGGA